ATAAGCAGCAGAAGCTGCTGCATCAGCAGAAGCTGCTGATGCAGAAGCTGCTTCAGCAGAAGCTGCATAAGCAGAAGCTGCATAAGCAGCAGAAGCTGCTGCATCAGCAGAAGCTGCTGATGCAGAAGCTGCATAAGCATCAGCAGCTGCTGCATCAGCAGAAGCAGCATCAGCAGCAGCAGAAGCTGCAGCATCTAATTCGTCACGTGTTGCCAGCCCGTCAGCAAATTTTAAAGCAACCTCACACGCATTTATTGAGCGTTGGTCTTTCATTAAGTGACGAACGGTTAGAGCGCACTTTGCTTTTGCCCTTGTTAGTACTTTCAAATCTACATCCAATCGTTTTGCTATCCATAACATCCAATCACCTCTTGGGCACTGGTCCCAAGCCTCTTCAAATGTTTTGAATTGAGCGCGGAATTCTATGGCATCTTCGCATGGATTAAATTGTCTGATTTCCATTTTAATGTTGTTTAATGTTTAAAAATTGCGCTGTATCGGACGCACCCGCTCCCTCCTGAACTAATCAGAAAGTTTTTGATCGAAATACCTTGCGTTTGCTAAGCTGGGTAGTTGCCCTAACGTCCTTGCAAATTTGTGCGGCTCACCATTCTGAAACCTTGTAACTGTCCATAGTTTTTCTTTTGCTTCCTTCCGCCAACAAATATGCACTCCATCATCAAATTCAAATTCTACTAATGTGATCTTTTTCATTTTGATTAGTTTTTAATTTCAGCAGGTCGTCTGCTTTGCCCGTTTGATGATTCAAAGTAAAGTAAAATGATTTTAATGCGCAAACAATTTACTACTTATTTTAAAAAATATTTTATTAGGATATGTCGATTATTAGTATATATATTTGCGTAAGCAATAAAAACAAATGAAATATGGCAAAAGAGAAGAAATTAGGACGGCCAAAGGGTAAGGAAAAGGAGCCTGTAAATGTACTCATGCCCCGGCCAACAGCCAAAGAATTGAGGCGTAAGGTGGATAAAAAGAAGAAAATCAGTATATCGAGTTTAGTATGTGAAGCACTTGAAAAGACCTACGGGATATGAAAGTAATGTAGCTACCAACTTTTTACTAAAACTAATTAAAAAATTATGGAAACAGAATTATCATTTAAAAATAATCAGCTCATAAAAAATGCTTTGATTACACGAATGGATCACCAAATTGAAATGGATGAACTCATGCAAGGAGCCATTGGCTCAAATGGAAAAGGTTGTACTGTTTGGTGTGCCTTGAATAACGGGGAATTAAAAAGAGGCTACGATCATTCAGCCTTTCCTGATGTTCTTGGTTTACCTGAATGGCTTGCTCGATTGCATGATGTTATTTTTGAAGGTCTTACTCCTAATGATTCAAAATGGTTCTCTAAGGAGTGGGTTAGAGCTATTCCGGTCGGGAAGGACTTAACACCAATCAAATGGAAGTTTACAATTTTTCTTTTGAAGGAAAATTTAGAAAGGGTACTGTCACTGAAAAATAGTAGTGATGAATTGAAGAATCATGTTGCGAACGCTATACGTGGTTCATTGGCAGTGAATGAATCTGCTTTAAGTACTGGCGTTTGGGATGAATCAGCAGCAGAGTCAGCAAGGTCAGCAGCATGGTTAGCAGCTGAGTCAGCAGCTGAGTCAGCAGCTGAAGTAGCAGAAGGGTCAGCATGTTCAGCAGCAAGGTCAGCAGCAAGGTCAGCAGACTGGTCAGTAAGGTTAGCATGGTCAGCAAGGTCAGCAAGGTTAAGAAGGTCAGTAGCATACAAAAAATATGCTCAAGAATTGTTGAGTTTATTTTCTGAATTGTTATAGAACTGGTTGAAGGTTATTTTGAAAGAGATAATGGGCTTTTGATTGTGAGATTATAGAAAAATGAGAGGCTCTGGATGCAACTAAAATATGATGGGTATGACAGAATTTAAGCGAGAATTTTTCATGAAAGACAAACTAATAGAACATCATATAGTTGCCGAACATACAAAGAAAGTTCTTTTTGAAAACAGGCACATAAAGGATTTCTGTGAGAACGCCAGACACTTTACCATGCTTCCTGGCAAGCCCCCTTTGTACATTCATTACGATGTTTGTTCATGGTTTAAAGAACCTATGGACGTTCAGGTAACTATTGATACCATTGGCGTGTACGATGATTTCATGGAGTTTGAAAAAGCAAGAATGTTTCAACTTCACAAAGCACAAAAGAAGGATATACGAAATATAAACTGATATGCACCCAATTGAATTTAAAGAGCAAAACATAGTCTTTGCTAAAGATCAGCCTGAGTACAGGCCGTTGCCAGCATTCAAAAATGATTCACCACAAGGAGAAGTAATTTCATGCTATAAACTTAGTTTTATTGAAAGGCTTCAAATTTTATTCACTGGTAAGATGTGGATTTCGGTTTTGTCGTTCAATAAACCATTGACTCCGCAATTCTTGTCTGTTTATAAGTCGGAAGTATTTCAGGCTAAAAAAGAGTTGCTGCTTAAAATTAATGGTTACGTAAAACGAAAACAGAGCAGAAGGAAATAAATTGTAATCCACCAAATAAAAAAAGAAGTATGAAAGATATAATCGAAATGCCTATTCCAAAAGGACACACAGCCAGCTTCGATGAGAAGTCAGTCACATAATTTTAATCAAAATATAAATGAGTAAAGTAATAACATTTTCAAGGGTGTTTCCAAAGTATCACCCAAAAGCGGGCCAGCCTACATACTTTGTTGAGCAAATATATAATTCTATTTATAAAGATAAATCAGGCGATTGGAGTGATGCTCCCGGTGCATCAAACTATGTGGTTGAATTAGATTATACTGTTTTAGGGCGAAAGCACCACACCATCAGAAACGGTAATCGTTGGAAGGTTGGAGATAAATTTTCACCAAGAGTTTGGACAGGTAAACCTTACAAAAGTAAACAAATTACCATTGCGGAAGATTTAGAAATTAAGCAAATATTCAACTTCTCAAAAGATTTAATAAGCGAAAATTGGTATGTAAATGGTGTTGAAATGTCGTGTGCTGAAAGAATAGATTTGGCAAAAAATGAGGGACTACTTTACAAAGATTTATTGTTGTGGTTTCAAAAACCTTTCAATGGTCAAATAATATGTTGGTCGGATGCAGTGTCTTACAAAACGAATAGAGAATGAAGGAAAGTGGGGCATGTGATTAGGGAGATTGCCATGATTAGCGTGCTTGTGTGGCCATCGTATTGTGGCTAAAACCCCATTTAAGGGCTAAAAATAGCGATTTAAAAATATTTAAACTTTTTCTTTTGATTTATGTAACAATATTCAAAAATTGTCGTATATTTACATAACAATTAACACGGAGACGCAACCAACCAAAGGGCGAGAAAAAATGAGTGCTTATTATAACATAAAAGGGCAAAGTGTTCGTGTTTCAGATCACGAGCCCAACACCGCTCTAAGGGGTAGTTCTGATTTGTATATCTGGACTAAAGATGCGTGTGGAACGTCAATGGCCGTTGGGTCTCAAATCGACCGATTTTGTGATCGTTACGGTTTTGAACTAAAAGATTTCGAAGCTATTATCCGAGATTTTTCCTCTGTAGACGAGGAATGTAAGTATATGCTTATCGAAATTTCAGAATGAAACTCACCCGCTTTTTGATCGCAGACAATCCAATGGCAGAGGGTGCGCCCTCTGCCATCATTCATACAGTTAATCCGCAAGCGATAATTGAAATTATAGAAGGGCATGTGAATGCTTCCAGTCCTTACCGTCACTTCACCAACAATGATGAACTTTATACCTTGCGTGTTCATCATTTATTCACTACCGAATTTGATGGTGAGCAATACAATATCATAGTTGATAAATTATTGAATCGCGCCTGGCACTGGTTTATGGCGTACATGCAATGGGAAGATGAGCAAATCGAGGAAAATTAAGCAAGGAGGAAAACGCGCAGGAGCCGGTCGTCCAAAAACAAAAGAGGACACTGTTGTAATTCGCATTCCAAAATCACTTATTGAAAAAGTAAAGCAGATTATATCACAAACAGCGCAAGAAGCAACAACTCCAAGATAGCAAGCCATAAAGCGCCCTCCTTTCGACCTTTCCATTTTGCTTCCTTAACTTTTGTTTTGTTGGTTTCCTCATGATTGTTAAATCTTTCCTCCCATACAATAACCTCCTGAAATTTGCTATCTCGTTGCTGTGTTCGTAGTTCAATAAGTTTACCTGCCTGCAATAGTTCCGCCTGCTGTTTGTTGTAGGCAATGCTCAACGTAATAAAAGCTGAATCACATACGGGCAAGGAATTATAAGCCTCTATCAAACGCCATAACTTCCATTTAGGTACGGGATAAGTCGCTGTACTATCGGATTGTGAGTAGGATACTGTCCAACTCAGAATCACTAAAGCGAATAATAACAGCCCTTTGTTTCTCATAACGTTTACGCCAGATATTAGCCTCTGCTTCGGCTTTAAATTTATCGTGTATTGCTTTTTGATACAGCACGAAGGTAACCGAGTCCTCGTGTATAATTTCCATGTAATTGGTTCTAATGCTGTCAATACTGTATTTGTACTTAGCATCCTCTAAATCACGGTATTTTGATTGTTCAAGGTGGTATAGGTAGAAAAACGAAGCGCAAACAAGTAGAACGAGAATGGCGGGAAGGTATGTTTTCATAAATAAGATTATATCCCTATTATTATAACAATATTTAGTTTCATATCTGTACGAATCCTAAAACCTTTAAACCGTTCCAAACATCTTTTATTACTTTGCGTTGCTTAATCGCTACCGTTACACCTTCACGTCCTCCGGTTGCATTTGTGTTGCCCTCCACTGAGGTGAATTCCCAAGTACTTTGAAGTTCTTTAACGATACCCGCATGGCCTTGCCATTGTGGTTTGCCTTCCTTATGTTGTTGCCATATAACTAAATTACCGTCTTTAGGCAGGTTGTTGATCGGGTAAGCGGCCTTAACAAAGTTCTTGTATGTCTGTACGGCTGACGCTGAAAACAACTTATCGAACTCTGCGAACTTTTCAGGGTAGGCTTCTTTAAAAACCATCTCACAAAACAATGCACACCACGGGTCACCGTCACGCTGGCCGACTCCGTGCATCTTCTTGCCAAAGTAAGTAGCATCAGAAAAAACGTTTCCTGTTAATTCTGTTTGGCCTACGTATTTAAGGGCTACTTCTACGGCTTTGTTCATAGGTCACCGTCAGCTAAATCTTCTAAAGCATTTCCTGCATCATCTACAGCCGATTCGATAAGTTCTCCTGCATTTCCGAATAATCCCATATATCTATTTTTTAGTTTTCCTTGGCTGTTGTTGTCTTTAAGCCTTCTTCCTTTCTAATTTGTCAAATCTGCGATCGTTGTCTTCATGCTTGTTTTCGTGTACTGCAAGCATGGTTTTCATATCGGATACCGTTTCGCTTAACTGCTTTAGAATCGCATCCGTCCGACCAATGTACGACTTTATTATCCAAATAAGAGCACATCCAAATAAAAAACTTAGCGCATAATAAAATGAATCCGGAGGTATTACGATCTCGCCCATTATTGAAATATGTCTACGATTCCGTCTTTGTTGTTATCAGTACACCATATCGCAAGCACCGCCCCGACAAAAGAAAACCCGCCAGCAATCAACATCCAGTGATCTGATGCTCCTAATTCATGCAATCCAACAACACCAGGAGCCGCAAATACCGCAATAGTCTTTTTAACGTTCTCCCAGAATGTCACTTTTTTCCAAAACTTTGATGCTTCGCTCATGTCGGTTTGTGAATAAGTAAGTATTCAAATAACACAGCTTCTATTTCTGTGTCCTGTTCTTTTGTAAATTCTTTCAACTCGTTCTCTGGTATAAAATTCAATTCCAGTTCGATTAAATATGCCTTTTGTTTTTCCCGCAGGTTCTTGGTAAACTCTTTTATCTTTTCTTTGTCTTCAAGATAAAACGCAGCGCCCTGCTGTGATGCACCAAAGTCCTCTGCAACATCATTTTCTAACTCACTCAAAACTGATAAACTATTTTTCAATGCTATCTTTGCATTAATAAGTTTAATGTAGTTAACGCCTGATACGTGTCTTGCCTTAAGTCCTTTTTGGCTTAAAGCTGTGTTTAGTTCTACCGCTTGTTGTCTGTTCAGTTTCATATTTTATTTTTTTATACTTTCGATCTTTTTGTTGGATTAGTTATTTGGTTGACGCCTCGTCCTGTAAGCAGCCTCCAAAGGTAATCATATAGTTTTTAGTTTTGTAAAACCCTCCAACGTGACGAGGTTCCATCGTACCATATCGTACAAGCCTCATCAGCTCCTATCGTAATGTTTGCATTTAGTGCAAATCTGTTAGCCGCTGTTGAACTTGCGCTCTCATCGACCAGCACAATATCCTGCGCCCCTACGTTCAAAATAACTTTATACTCTCCTGCTGTCGGTGCTGCTATCCCCGTAATACTTCGTGAAGCATCGGAAGAAAGTCTAATCACAAACTGCTTATGAAAGTCAGTAGGGTTGTAGTCATTCTGATCGGCTGTTAATTGTGTAGGAGAAACAGCGCCAGCCATTATAATTCCTCCGGCAGATGCGTTAAGTACGTTATGCCTTCCAGCGATGGCGCTTATTGTGGGGCTGTATTTGATACCATCCAGATCATCCCCTGCTGACGTAATAGTTGGTATGATGTTTAGAATAGTAACATCACCATTAGCGCCACCAGTCTGATTGATAGTCGGGTTAGTCGTTACAGCGTTATACACCCCTGTACCTGAAGTGGGCGCGAAGCCTGAAGCCATTGCAACCTCATGCGCTGTGCCTGAGGTATAGGTCATGGCAGCGTTAAGGTTCTTCAAACTGATTCCAAAGGTTGAACTTGGAATTACGCTTGTGTTATTATGTTGTAATTGTAAGGAAGAACTACTACCAGACCTCACGGTTGAGTTGCCACTCATTACCAGTAGTGAGTTAGTTGTTCCGCTTAAAACCGTAGCACCATTATTGAATGCTATCCCTATTCCATTCAGGTTTGTGTTCACCTGCATCGCTACAGCATACGCACCACCGTTTACGGAGTAACGTAAATACCAATCACCTGTAGGGGCGGCAGCACCTTGTACCGGAACCACCCCCGCATCAAAGTCAACCGTCTGACTTGCTGCTGTTGCGTTTGTCTTCCAGCCTCTTGCCCTCCATCTTGTAAACGGTGACCACTGTTGCGCTCCTGCGGCTGCGGCTGTTGGGTTTGAAAATGTGATAACGTCTGAAGCAGTCGCTCCCAAACTCGCGGCCTGAAAGTCTATTGTATTGGTAGATGTTGCAGCGATTGTGTTTGCCCCTGTTAGGGTAGATGTACCAGACAGTGACCATCCTGACCCTGTTGCCCAGATAAGATCGGAACCGTTAGAAGAAAGAAATTGACCGGAAGTACCAAGTCCTAAACGTGCTGTAACATTCGATGAGTTTCGATAAATAATATCTCCCCTCGTTGTCATAGGGTCTGCAAAACCAGAAGCAGACGCTACCCAACTTGCTGTAGTGCCGTCTGATGTCAGTACATATCCACTCGTTCCAATACCTAACCTGGCTGCTACTCCTGATGCGCCACCTAAAATAATATCCCCCGTTGTCGTCATTGGGTTGCCAAGAATAGGAAGTTTACTTGCTCCCGCGTTTCTTATATACCCAACACCACTGATCGACTCAATAATAAATCCATTAGTTGGTGCAGATGTTGTTGCGGTTGTAGCATTTTTAAAGAAAAGAACACCGCTTCCACCACCATAAGATTCACCACCGAAACCGTAATTTACAATAAACGGAGCAGTGTCCGAACCAAACACCATTGAGTTACTTTGCCCAACACGTGTGCCACTACCAATAGCCATCGCATACGATAGGCCGTCTGTTGCTGTTTTATACCCTGTGCCAGCGCCCAAGAACAAAAGACCTATACCGTTCACAGTAGCAGCCCCAAGTCCTCCATCATCACCAGCACTTGCCCCGACCGCGACTGAACTGTTTATACTGGTACTAAGATTAGCAGCCTGCCCAAATGAGAATGCGCCTATGGCGGTATTATAAGAGCCCAATCCATACACGCCAGACCAAAATCCCACTCCTACGTTATAAGACTGCGTAGTTAATTTTTCCCATGTTTCACTTCCAATGGTAGTGTTGCCAATTCCACTCGTCACCTGATGTAATCCGCCAAACGCAAAATTCCTATATCCAGTTGTCAACTGCCCAAGCACTGAGTTACCAAAGGCGCTATTCTCATAACCTGTAGTAACGTTCGTTAAAACATCTGCACCAAAACCTGAATTAGCATAACCAGTTAGGGATGCACCGGACAATACGTTTGCTCCAAACCCTGAATTACTCCCCTGTGTTGTTGGAGCGTTGAGAACATTGTATCCAAATCCAGTATTCTTCGTGCCGATAGTCAGTGACTTTAAAACCTGATAGCCAAAGGCTGAATTATAGCTACTTTCGTAAGTGAATGATCCATTTATAAGGGATGAAAGGACACTAAACCCAACACCAGTATTTCTACCTTGCGATGTTGCCCAAGTACCTGTTACTCCTGCGCTATTACCAATAGCTAACCCTGAGTTGGTGGTAACACCAGGCATTTGCAGAAACCTGACTCCATTAACTGTAAGCACATTGCTATTAAATGTAAAGTTAGCATTGCCTCCTATCGTATTTGATGATGTCCCAAATGCTACTTGCGTTGATGCTATCGTTCCTCCAATTGTACCACCACCTGCTGGCGTAGCCCATACAAGGTCATCGCGTAAAAACTTAGTACCGTCAGGCGTTCCTGTAAAGGGCAAGTCAGCCCGGACAAGTGATCTGAACGTAGGCAATGTAGCCGCACCCGTTGCTGGGCCAGCGTATACAGTGTTGGCTCCAGCGACTGTTCCTGCTGTGCTGCTGAAGGCGTTGTATGCTATATAAAATCTTATCGTTTGCATATTATAAAACTGTAAACATACCAAATGCTAAATTTCTGTTGTACCCACCTGACGCCAGATAATTTATTTCATAAAAATAATTTCCATTCTCATCAAAGTCTGTGTCCGTTGAGTTAACAATCAACGAAGAACCATCCCTTGTAAGTGGTATTGTTTTCAAAACTGTTCCAAGTCGTTCATTATACACAACTAAATTAGCTGAAATGAAATCCGGGAAGTCAAAATCTGTCTGAGTGCCGCAGTCATCATAATAAAAAACACAAGCTACTCCCAGGATAGGGTCACCGTTATAAAGTTCTATATTTTTATTGTTCGATTGAAAAATACTGTATGAGTTTAACATCTGCATCGTGGACATCCGCAGTCCTTTTTATGTTTCTTACTTACTACGCTTATGTGAAAACTATTCCCCAACGTATCACTACTGCAATCCCGTGAGTACAGTGGATAATTTGAGTAATATGCGTTCAAAAAGTCTATCATAAACTTTTTATACTTATGCGCTTCCTGTTTTGCGTCTTTTATGATGGTTGACATCTGCGTATCAGTGGCCACAACGCTGTTATCTTCAGATGGAACCCTAAAACCTGCCCTTGTAGGCTTGTAATTGGCCTTTACCGTCCAATATTCGTTGGCCTGCCACGCTACAAACTGTTTTATGTACGGAAACAGAGCTTTATAAGCCGTTGACAGTGTGCCGGCCTTGTAATTGGTCAGAAAATCATTATAAAAAGCGTCTCCTATAACCATACGTAGCATCTGTTGAGCCCTGTAAATCTTGTGTTCAAGCTCCTCGTCAGGTATGCTCTGCGGTATGTCTACCTCTTCTTTCAGGTAGGCGTATGTTATCAGTTTATCTAATTTAGCCATGCGTCAAAATCTTTAAGTTTCACGTCTAAAAAGTCAAACATAGGTTTCCCGCCCCACTGATTGTACAGTATAACATCGCAACCCTCATTGAAAGGGCTGTTGGCAAAGCGTTCATTGCGTTTCAGATAGCTGTACACCCTTTTTAATTGCCGTAACCCCATACTTTTGTTAGCCACAATGGCGGCTGCAACCTCACGCCCTGCCTTACCACCGCATTTCAAACCCATTTTATCAGCATATTCTAAGGCCTTGTTTATGGTTTTGACTACATTATCAGGGAACGTTACCTGTATTGCATTAGAAATCTGCGGTTCAGTTTTAGGCTCTGCCAAATCACCATCCAATAGGATTATATCGGTGTTTTTGGTAATCCATTCTCTTTTTTCATCTGGTGTGAGTGCATCCCATATCTTGTCGTCTAGTATTTCCAATTCAGGGTATGGGTTGTACGGTGTTATTACGACCTCTTCTTTGTACGGGGTAACCATGAGAGGTAAAAACTTCTTATAGGCTTCTGTTAAGTACCTTTGTTTGCGTTTTACCCGCTGTTGCATGAGTTTTACCGACACTCTGATAAGATTGCCATCCCCGCCAAGGCTTGCCCCTTCGTTTATGTTGGCCAGAATTGAAGGAACCTTCCATGCAAGGGTTATTTTTTTGGTTGAATGGGTGTCAAGGTTATTAAATAAATCCCCGTTATTGTTGGCTGGCAATGTCAGGACCGTTGGTGCCTCCTCGTTGTTGTTCACCCACTGCACCCACATATTTCCTATACGTTTTGCCCCCATGAAGTTATGTGAAACGATCTCATCAAACTCCTGTGAGGCTGTAGCCGGTTTACCATCCCCGTTGTAGTCTGCAAATTCTGGATTATTGCTTGGGTCAAATGGGTTACCTTTTACAATCAACATAAACGGCTGCAACATACCGTTAGCCATGTTATCCTCATGGTAATCGGCCACTGATGTTTCGGTTTTCATCCATTTTTTACCGCTAACCGCCTCATGCTTGGGGTAAAACCTGCTTAACGTGGTAGTCGTGCCAACAAAAAGTACCTGCCCCTTATATTTGGTCTTATCCCTCAATATCTGGTCTTTTACAGAATTTGGGTTAAAAACATCGTATATTATAGTTTGTTTTTTGTCGGTGCTGTTGTAGTCTACTGTACCAAAAAATGGGTTATAATAAATCTTTGATATAAACCCGTTATAATCGGGCTTGCCAAGACGACAATTTTCAAAAGGCAAAAACTCTACTTCTGTCACCGCCCCGCTAACGTTATACCGAATAAGCAATGCAAACCCCTCAAACTCCCCAAACGAATCAGCGCATTTAGCGTGTATTTGCCAGAATGTTTCCCCCGATGGGTTTACTTTGATGTCTTCGAGTTCATTGCCGCTGAACCCATCACCTTCTATAAAGTCCTGTGTAGTTGATAGGCACGATTTCCCGGTCGGGCTTTCGGAAATTATCCGTGACCATTCAATAGGCCAGTCATCTTTAGCGCCAAATGGAAGGTAACCGTCTGAAGTTGTGGCATTTCTGGGAGCAGATTGCCGTATTAGATTGAGGAAATTATAAATTTTCAGCCACGCCATAGTCTGGGATATTGAAATAGTTCGGCACCGTGTGCAACACTTTGCCGTAAAAATTACAATAATATCCTTCCTTAGCGCACATTAAATCCTGAGTTATGGTAGATCGCTCTAAATTGGCTTTCGCTGTGCTGTTCCTTATTTTTTTAGCGTAGTCTTTTCTAACCCATGAATAATGTTCCATGACAACTTCCTCTGTATACTCAACCCCGGAATCAATATTTATACTTCTGGTTGGGTCTATTCTTATCTGGCCGTTAATCCACGCAAAAGGATAATTTGTATTGAACTCATGCCTCACTCTTTCTGTCAGCTTATGGATGAACGGAACTAAAGTTATATCGCGTCCTATCGTTAATGTGGGGCTTTTAAAATAACAGTTACATGGAATGACCAAGCCTTGCAGCTCCGGTTCCACGTGAAACCGTTCCTTTGCTGTTTTGAATTTCTCGTAATGATAAAACTCGTCTGCGTCCATCATTATGAAATGGGTGTACCCTCGTTCTAATGCAATCCTAAGACCTTCGTTTCGTTTTGCTGTTTCCTTTTGCATCGTAGTAAGTCCACGAGGTTCATATTTTATAGCTTCCATGTCTACTCTCCAAAAATCCGGCATCTTTGAAAACTCCCCGTAATTACTTGCTTCTGAGCCTATAACAATAACGTCATCGACAAGAGGATATATGTTTTTATAAGAACGCTCTAACATATCCCAATCATCCCACACGCAAAATATGGCCGCTAATCTCATTTCCATTTATTTCCTTCTGGATGTGGGCATTCGTTTTCTTCATCGCTTGCCTTTGCTATCAAAGGACACAAACAAACACCACAAACAAATCCCTTTCTTTTATCACACGTTTGACAAATCGATAATCTATCTTCCCTTAAATCCTTGTTTAAGCCTTTGAACAAATACCACCACGCACGAACTATTCTAAATATCATAGGTATCCCTGACAATGAAACACAGCTTCTCTATTCGGTTGTGAGTAACCTGGCCCGATGTAGCATAAATGACTCGCCCCTGTTTGGTACTTCATGCCCATACGTTGTGCAATTATTGAGGCGCACGTCATATCGTGTCTATGGTCTGCCCAATCACCTTTAAAACATCCTGCCTTTGCTGAGGCCGTCCACTCATCCAAAAATTTCATAGCCCTTTCGTTGTTCCTGTTCAATCCAAGAAGCCCCGCACTGAACATCGTTAAACCACCTTCGCCCTGTACCGCTTCCTGTACAGTAAGGTTGAAGTAGTTTCGGGTGTGTTCGTTGCACCACCTGCCAACATAATGCCCAGCTTCCTCGAAAAAATGCCCGTCTTCTTTGATTATGTTTTCAATCTTTGACAGATCACCTACACGGTACATTGATGCGTCAGCCCATAATACAATAGGATCAATATTAATAACTATTTTTAGGGCATGGCATTTAAACTCGTAGGGGCTTTCCTGATGTGTCGGGCTTCCTATTTGAGAATAATTATCATACATCAAATGATGGTAGTTAGACAAACTATTCCTAAGCCTGTTTTGGCCTGACTTAAAATTTCTTGTTGCGAAGTTTACTACTATCATTTTACGTAAATTAAATTTTCCCCCGATGTATAGATGAGTTTAAATTCAGATAAGTATTTTTCATACTCTTTTTTGAGTTGCTCCTTCCCGTTATGCTCAATACAAATAAGTTTCGTATGTGTTAAATCCATGTCGGGTAAAATGTCAAGTTCGCTACCCTCGCAGTCCATTGTAATCATGTCAAACTTTTTAATAGTCAGCCTATTTAAAAACGTTCTCCATGTGTACATCTGAATTTCTACAGGGGTGTATTTTGTTATACTTTTAAACCTTGCCATCTCGGAGGCGTGTAATGTGCTTACAAGTGCAACATCTGAAGGTGAGCATAACGAAGCAGACTCCTGTAGGAAACATTTGTTATTGCCGTTGCCGATAGCGACCTGATAAAAATAGAATCCTTTCAGGCCGTCATAGTTAGCTTTCAGTCGTTCAAATGCTTTAGGGGATGGTTCTACGAACACCCCACCCCATCCAAGTTCTGCCAGCGCCCTGACGTTAGATAATGTCTTGCCGTCATTAGCTCCAATGTCTAAAAAATTCCCCCTCTTACCATCGAAGTATTTTAAAATTACTTCCTCCTCTTTATTTTGACTGTACATTCAATGCTTTGTTAATTTTGTCTGCTTCACTGTGTTTGCTTGAATAATTGTACTGATGTATTATGGATTCAGTTTTGGCTTCTGTTACGCAATGGGTTAATACCTTTTCCATCCATGACCAATCCTCTGCATAACTTGTGTCTATGAAGTCGTATAGCTTGGCGTATTCTGTTTTAACCGGACAAATGTGCCAGGGCTTCCTGCGAACGATATATTTGTCGTTAGCCTGATCGTTTTCGAACTCCAAGCCCATTTCAACAATCATCCAGAAGTTACCCATCTTGGAAATGTTTCGGAACGTAACCACATCGGCATCAAATTGGCAAAGCCTTACCAACGTTTCAATATATGCTGGTGAGATACTTTCGTCATCATCCAGAAAACAAAGATACTTACCTTCTGCTCTTTTAACCAGCGCTTCCCGTTTCTTGCCAATACTTAAACCCCCATCTAAAAATTTTGGTGAATCGTCTACTAATACCTCAATCCTTCCGAGTGTTGGATGAAAGGTGTCCATGTATTGTAATTGCCTTTGTACCTCGTTGAATAGTTTGGTGAACATATCAAACCTTTCTGTTATAGTTGGGATTAAAATTGAAAGTATTATCATTTAAAAAAGTAAGCTATGTTATAAACAAATTTATAATCAGGACTGTACCCTATAATACTTTAGCGGTTCCATGTCTATACGGTGCTTTCGTTGTGATAAAATCGTAATGATACATATTAACCGGAATGTGGACTTCTGATTTTAGTAGACCCATGTCGTTGACCTTCTTTGCCCATATGTAGTCTTCCTGTTCCCATACGTCACTAAATTTAATGTGGCTTACCAATGATTTTTTGAAGCAACAAAGATGATTCGGAAACCTGTAATATTTTCCTAATCTGTATTCGTAACGCTCGCCAAGTTTAATAACAAAATCAGTCATGCTACCTCCGTTAGTGGTCATGTAGCCAATGAACGTTATAACGTCAGGATTTTGATTAATGGATTTCATTAACTCATCAACGTAATAAGCTGGCACAATATCGTCAACGTCCACAAAGCAATAATACTGACCTTTGCAGTCTTGTATCATTTGGTTACGCTTTGTGCCTGTGGGCATATCTCTGCCTGTGTCGTTTATGAGTATCTCAACTTCAGGATACCGTGATACCTGTGGTTGTAGTATGTTTGTAATCCGTTTTAGGAAATTGGCGCTTTCGGGTATCGTTGTGATTAGAATTGATAGTTTCATAATCCTAACGGGAATCCTTGTGACTTATGCTTGGCAAACATCGCTTTACCCTGTTCCCAGTTTGCGGAACTTCTTTGATACGTTTCATCGTCCTTTGCTTTGCCAACTGATACGTGCTGGTGTTCAAACTTTATACGGGGGCACATTTTCATAGCACCTAATCTGTGAGCCATCCAATAAAGATGCTCATCACAAAACATACTTTTATAAGCAGGATGCCAGAAGTAACCGAGTTTTTCATAAAGTTGGCGGTTCATTATTGGGATTGTTAGTACCGCAACATGAAAATTCTGTAAGCAGTCGTCAACCTTTAATAATAAGGGTCTGTCCTCCCCCTCAAATTCTTTCAACACTGACAGACCCCAATTATCAAAGCATTTAAAATCATCAGACAAGTAAATAAGAACGTCACCCCTTGAAACTTTTGCAGCTATGTTAGTAGCTTCAACTACACATGAATTATCATTCTGTAGGTGTATTGCATCTGAATACGCAATCATGTAATCCAAAACAAACGGGTCTGAAGTGTCTGTACTTACAATTAATTCAACATCACATCCTGCCTTCTCAATCCATTCCTTTGCATTCTCGTAGGACTTCTGTGGTCGGCCTCTAGATGGATGAATTAAACTTATAACCATGTTACATTTATGTTTTTGTTATGAACGTATATTGAAAAAAGTCTTTCAAGCAGAAAAGGAACAAGCGGATAGTACGGCACGCCCAATTTTTCCATCAAATATTCCGGGCTTGCAGCGTCTTTCTTTGCTAACGCTGAATAATTGCTGTCTACCATGCACAATTTATTCACATTCTTGTCGTTGTCGATCAATTTCATGGCCGGACTAAGGTACTCGGTTAAATAATCCTTGTAAATCTCTGTCTTTGCGCTGAAATGGTTCTGATAAATTGGGTTTTTGACCTCATTGGGCATATTTTTGCCTATACCTTCGACAATTTCTGTCAATGCAGCCTTAAATCCTTTGTGCCAAACCTCTGCGGAGCCCATCATTTTATGTTGTCTGCTGTTGCGTGTGAATGACAGTACATCGTAATCGCTTTCGAGTACTTCCTGCGTCAGTGGTCGTGGCCTGCCAACATACCACCGCATCTTTTGGCGTAACTTCCATGAACAAACAGAAACTTTATCGTCTGTGCATTCAGAAGCTACCGCCTCGATAATAGCGTTTTCAAAAAACTTATTTAATGTGGTACTTCTGATCGGTATTGCACAGTCGTACAATTCTTTGCGGTGTTCTTTTTTGTAGTAAATCTGGTATAGTTCAGCCATTCTTAAGCCACGCTAAAACGTCTTTGAAACAAATACCGCAATTCATGTTCTTATGGGAACCAGGATGAGCAGCATTGTATAGATGAAAAGCCTTTTCCCAATTAGCCGACCGCCTGAAAGTGTTTTGTTCCCCTGATGAAGTAATAGCTTCCAATACTTCTGCTTTCGTCATGGCAACAAATGTAAAAAATCAGTTAAATAAAACAATAAAAAAGCCCCTTATTTTACTAAAGAGGCCTTTTTAAAAAAATATGAAACCTTAATCCAAACTCACAATGTAGCTGCGGCAAGGTAAGCTGCCGTATTGGATGCGGTACCACCAATCAGTAAACGTTTAGGTAAGAATCTTTCTACTCCAACCAAAACGATAGACGAGGTACTTGCATCTGTTGCTTGTCTGCCTGCTCCTCCGGTCGAACCATCAGAAGTAAGGCCGTTCTCTGCTCCCAAAATCAGGTATTCACCCGCGTTGGTCTTTATAATGAAAACGGTATCCGCTACTCCTAAATCCTCAATAACTGCGTCATCTGTTGGATTGCTGTTGAACAGCCTCAACGTTAATGACAGGTTATAAGACTTATTACCACCGTCACCGGTGTTTTCAGTCCATGTATACTCGAAACTGTACTTCGTAGATGAGAACTTGTACAAACCCTTGTAAGTTGACAGGGGAATGTTGGTTACATACGAAGCCTGATCCACTGGAAGTAGTGCGGTTAGGTCTGAAAGGTTAAACCCCCATACTTCACGCCCTAAACCCCCAGGTTTACGCAGGGAATCACAATTAACGTCAAGCCCTGCGCCAATTCTACAATTCAGTGGCATATTAGTACGCTATTGTTGTAAGATCACATTGAATGAACTGCGCTCCAAATCTCATTTCGCCCTGAATGTATGTAGTCTTGCTTTGGCAATTGTAGCATATCTCAAGGTTGTTAAGGTCGGAAGCGTTCTCAACACCAAATACGTTGTTTTCAGGCAATGTAAGGATAGCAAAGTGACGTAACAGGTTATAATACGGGTTATCTGTATCGTTCTCAAGTGCAAAGTCTGCAATCCAGAGCGGTACAAGTTCAATACCTCTGTAGTACAACTTCGTAACGCCATCCTGACCCATTTTCCAGCTACCTTCAACACAACAATTGGCTATCAATGAATCGTAGTAGTTCTCCCACATTGAACCAGTTACGAATAGCTTAACTTTGCCACTCGTGAACATCTGCTTAAGAAGGATGCTTGATTGACCCCACATTGCTCTAAATGTGTTGGTTGCATCATTTGTATTCAGCACTGACGTTGCACCGTTAGGTAAAGCGTTAGTTACTGGCTTCACGCAATATGAAGCGAATGAATCAAGGTACTTAGTCCACAGACCGTCAATGGTTGTGTATACGTTTGAGGATGAACTGAAAGAGTTGTTGCCGAAAAGGTATACTTTCCAAACATCCTGACGTACTTGCTCTGAAATTTCATCCAGAATAAGGCTTCTAAGGCGTCCACCAAGTTCATAACCTGAAAGACCATCTGCTATAAGTTGGCCATCATCGCCAAGAACGTTAATGGTGCTTAATAGCCCCTGAAATTCCTTTTTACACCATGAATTGTTAACTTCAAAAAGTCCTGTTTCGATTTTACGATCGGTGATAGAACCGCTTTGGGTGTATGTAGGCGAACAGGAGGCCGTACCCTTTGCCAACGCTCTTGTAAGCGGTTGCACAAGGTTCAGGTATTGACCTGCACGTATTCCCTGCATAACGGTAGCGAAATCGGAAATCGCAGGGGTGTTAATCTTCGGTTTTTGAAGTAACTCCGTTGTCAGAATACCAGGGTAGGTATAACTGAAGTTAGGAGTGTACATTGAGTTTTCTATTCTTTTTTTCATTTTTTGATACGGTTATGAGATACTAAAAATTGTTTTGCGAAGTCGCCCATCGGGTCGCCTTCTTGTTCCTCCTGATTTTTAAATGAGCCCTTTATATTTACTGGCTGTGCATCTCCAAAGGTTTGCGAAACCTCTTCTTTTAGCTTCAAAAAGTCTTTTTCGACTGTTTTTACCCGGTTCTCAATTTTCAAGGTCTTGGCTTCTGCTTCTGCTTTCTGCCCTGTTAACTCATTTATTTTCGTCTCGTATTCAGCAATCTTAGCTTTGAGGCTTTCGTTTTCTTCTTTTAATTTCATGTCTTCTTCTGTTGCTTTTTCTTCTGGTGATACTTCTCTTACTTCTGTGATAACACTCGCATCGTCAACTACGATTACTCGTCCTGATTCCAATGGGTGTTCTCCTGCCGGAACGGCTGAACCGTCCTCATACATTACCTGCTTTCCTGTAAAATCGCCATCATCTGTAAGAATGATAACCACCGTACCATCTGCGAGGGTTTCTGTTGCTTCGTTTTTAATCTTAACCCCTTTTAAAAGGTTAGCGAATCGAGCAAATAATCCCTCTGTCTGTTTTTGATCTTTCATGTCGTTTCTAAATTTTATTAAATCGAATTTTGCAACGGCCTTGATGGCGTCTACTGATTCATCGATGAATCCCATTTGTGCAGCCTGATCGGCTGTCAGCCACGTTTCGTTATCGTATAACTCGTGTAGCTTTTCTTCAGATAGTCCTGTCCTTTTTTTGTAGACGTTGATTAATAACGATTTAATCTGGTCTAACTGGTCGGCAACATTTCTAAGGTCTTTTGATTCGGCTGTTTCTGTAAGCCCTGTTATATGCGGATTGTGTACCATAAATTGCGCTGTGCGGTTCATGGTTATTCTGTCGCCTGCGCCTGCTATCAGTGTCGCTATGCTTGCGCATACACCCTCGATACAGACGTTTATGATTTTACCTGTGTTCTTTAAGGCGTTATAAATCGAGAACCCCTCCCATACATCCCCACCGGGGGAAATAATGTGAAGCGTTAATTCTTCGGATGCATTACTTGCTTGTATTTGGGTTTTGATGTTTTCAAATGAAACTTCCCCCTCTTGATCTCCAATAACCCCGTAAATGAAAATATCTCCATTCATGGAGGCTAATGTCCATGATGTTTTCGGGTTATTTACTTATAAAAAACTAAGTAAACCTTTTGATGACAGTAAAAACTGTGGATTCGCTGACCTTGTTCTTTTCTGCTACCTCAAAAATTGCCTGTGTTTTGCACTTGCTACCGGATTGCATACTCTGTTCAAAGTCTGCATAAATTTTTTCATATGATGGAACGCTGCAACTAATCCAACCATCATGTATCATCTGTCTTACTGTGTCCTGTGATATGTTGTACTTTTTTGATAAACTCATGTCTTTGCCATAGTTTCCCTCATCCTCACTCTGTTCTGCGCTCTCGATACCTCAACAACCGATACCACCGGAGGGGGTAACCGCTTTAATACGTTAGCCATTATAAGGTTCTGCTGGGCCGGTATGGTGTTTGTATTGGTCACAAATCCACCGTCTGCATAACCACGTGTTCTCATTCTTTCAAGTACCCGTAAATGTGGCTGCGCTGCTGCTGAATTAACAACTGATTGTGGGGCCACCCATTCGCCTCTGTGTACAATCCCTGCCGGTTCGTATTTTCCGCCATGACCTGTGTAACCACCTTCAGCAAACCCTAACGCACTCTTGGCCTGTGCAATACCCGCCAACACTGCCGTAACGCCACTAAGTATAGCCGCAAGGTTAGCGGGGAATGGTAGACCCGCACCCGCTTGTACTGCCTTTGAAATACCAACCCCTGAATTTATGGCAATTTCAACCAACGCTAATACCTTGGCGGCTGCCGTTCCTTCCTCTGCAATGGCCGACAATGCCCCGGCAATCTGACCGTATTGTAGTGCTATACTTTGGGCTGCCTCGGCTTCGCCCTCCCTTATTATGGTTCTTTCGTCTGCTTGTTGCTGTAGGTCTTTGGTACTCAGTGCCTGTGATTCAGCCAACATATTATCGGCATTGTCAAGTCCGGCCTGTACCGTTGCGTTCAAATCATCATTAGAAACTAAAGACTCTGATGGGGCTCCGAATGTAGTCGTATCGTCTGCCCCTGGTGTGAGTCGTTGATTTCTTACCGCTTCCTGTTCTTTTAAAATCTTTAACCGTTCCTGTTTAGCTTTCGATAACGCATTTATTCTGTCCTGTTCAATCTTTAATAGCGATTCCTGTGCTTTAATGTTCTCTGTCTGCTTGCCTTTAATTTCCTCCTGAATATCGGATACTTCAGCTAACACCTTACGGATTTGAATCCTCAAATCAAGGTCTTTTATTAACTCAAAATTTACTTTACCTTCTTGTATTAATTGTTGTTTACCCCCTTTAGTGATAGAGCCAACTGCCTCACCATAGGTATATAATAGCCTGATTTGTTTTGTTAAAATATATGTTCTTGCTTTCTCATTTTCGTTTAACTGCTTCTCAACTTCATCTACTGCATCTAATCTCTGCTTCTGAGTCTTGCTGGCATCATCTCTGATACGTCTTTGATTTTCTGCTTCTCGTTCTGTATCCTTTATTTTTTGGGCAGCTATTATTGCCTCCTCTTTAAGACCACGAAGTTTAAAAAGTTGTACTCTTGCTATCTCTAATTCTAAATTTCTTTGATTAGCAATTTCTTTTGTATTGGATGTAAATGCAATGGCTATCTTAGACACACCCTTTGACAGGGTTTCAAAAAATCCTGCATCACTTGCGTCTCCTACCCTGTTTATAAATTGGTCGAGCAGTGCGTTAATTGAGCCTTGTGCCTTGGCGAAATCCTCAGCTCCAGCCGCAGACTTTAGATAAGCAGCGCCAAGCGCACCAACAATACCAACCGCTGCCGTCAATGGATTTGCAAACGAACTTAACTTAGTACCGAGCTGTCCAACATTGGTGCCCATGATTTTCAGGTTACCGGCTGCCTGCTCGATTGACTTGGAATAGTTACCTACGTTTTGTCGTTGCTTTGTGAGCGCATCTGAATTGTCCTTTATCTTCTTGTTGTTATCATCAATGGCTTTGTTAAGTTTCTGAACTGCTTCCTGTCCTTTTACAGTAGAGATATTAACACTGTCGCGCTCTTTTCGTAGCTGTGTGTTGGCCTGCTTTAATGTTGATATACTTTGTACTGCATCTCTTTCATCAACCTGAAAATCCAGTATTACAGTTTCTTGTATCTGCCCCGCCATATCAATTCACCTTTATAAGTTCAAATATAACTGGAAATTTACTCCCTTTATACCCTGAAATTACTTGCGGATAGTACACACCGTCATTTATCCTGATTGTGCCTAAAAAATCAATGTTATTGTAAATGTGTTCTGGTATGTTACCCTCTGCACGACTCTTAACGACTTTATTCAAAACCCGTTCCGTATTCGAAAAATAAAACGGCTTTAAATCTGAAAACCCTAAAGAGGCCTGATAGTTAGCGGTGCTTAAAAAATTAGCGGTGTCCAGTGTCGTTAACGGTACAAGGTTGTTGCGATAATACTCAGGCACAGATGATACGTTGTATATTACCTGGTTCTCGTTTAAAAGCAATAGTATCGGGTCTGAATTAAGGTTATAGCTAACCTTCAGAAGTTCTATTTTCCCTGTAGCATTGCCAAAATACGGGGCGATGGCCGTGAAAAACGTTGTCGCTGTAATCCCAAAGTATGTGCCGTTGTATTCTGGTACGGTGCTTTCTTTAATCCTGTAAAGACCTGAATAGCTTATAGCGCCTCCAGAAAAATTAAATTTCGGTACTTCATAACCTAAAGAAATATCAGCGCTGACAGATGTAAGATTAAGTGTGTCATCAACTGTGACTGTCAGAAAATTGGTAAGTGGCAAAGCCATGCCTATGAATCCGTAATTTGCCTGACCTGGGGCGACAAAATCCATTTCTACTATGTCGGTTTCAGCCTCTAAAAATTCATTGTCTATTGTTATCACACCCGACCCGTATGGGTATACGTTGTTCTTGTTGTACTGCTCTACGAAGTCCTCTGATTGTTCATCCCATACCAAAAGATTATTTTTGCCATAATCTGAAATAAACTCATCAAAGTTATCTTCTACTATAGTGAGGTATTCACTTAAATCTACCGGCTCTGAACGTATGATATTATCAAGTTTTTTTGTATTGATTACTTTGGTGTTGGCGTTGTAAGAAGCCACCATGTTCAGCATCCTGAAAATATTGGATAAAAAATTCGCTCCCGTCATGTCTGGTAT